GAAAGATATGAGTCCTATCAGAGAATAGAAGAAAAGATACCATTTGATCTTGAATACTTTAACTCAATTACAAAAGGTGGTCTTTCTCGTAAGTCTCTCAATGTTATACTTGCTGGAACAGGAGTTGGTAAGACACTTGCAATGTGTCACTTTGCAGCTGCAAATCTTATACAGGGAAACAATGTGCTGTATATCACAATGGAAATGTCAGAGGAAAGAATTGCAGAGAGAATAGATTCAAATCTTCTTGATGTTCCAATTAACGAACTTCCAGACTTTCCTAAAAAGATTTACGAGCAAAAGATTGATAAACTTCGTGCAAAGACAAAAGGACATCTTATCATAAAAGAGTATCCAACAGCTTCTGTTCATAGTGGACACTTTAGACATCTTCTATCAGAATTAAAAGTAAAAAAGAAATTTAAACCTGATATCATATATGTGGACTATCTAAATATATGTAGTTCATCAAGATTGAAAAACAACATTACAAACTCGTATATGTATGTGAAGTCAATTGCAGAGGAACTAAGAGGACTTGCAGTTGAAACAAATCTTCCAATCGTAACTGCAACACAAGTTAATAGAAGTGGATTTACAAATAGTGACCCAGGCCTTGAAGATACATCAGAAAGTTTTGGACTTCCTGCAACGGCAGACTTTATGTTTGCAATGATATCAAATGAAGCACTTGATGATCTTGGACAGGTTGCAATCAAACAGCTCAAGAACAGATACAACGACCCTTCTTTTCATAGAAAGTTTGTTGTTGGAGTTGATCGTACAAAGATGAGACTTTCAGATTGTGAGCAAACAGAACAGAAAGATGAAGCTGTAATGAATAACACTAAGTTTGGTGAACGTCAAGATGAAGATGATAATATGAAATATGTTACCAAGATTGGCGGTAAAAAAGATTTTTCTAAGTTGTTCGCATAATGTTGACACATCACGAATACGATATTCAGAGAATTGGAAAATTCTGGTGGGTTCTGGAAGATGGTCGAGGAATTGCATTTTCTCGTAAATGGAGCAAATGTCAGACCCTAATAAACACAATAAAAAAAGGGAAACCTTTTAGTGGAACGAATCCAGAGTTCTTTTTTGGAGGCCCAGCACTCGATATTGACCTTGCCGAAGAGCCCCATCCCCTAAGTAATTGATTTTAAACGATTCTTTTTTTTCACCTTTTTTCCTAAGTCCTTGTTTTTAAACAATTCTTTTTTGAAGAAAGTTCTTGACATTACTCAAGAGTTATGTCATATTAGAATAGAATTGAGAAACAAAGGAAAAATGATGAACTTGGAAGAATTTAAAAAACAGTTGGAACAAGACCCAACAAATCAAGTTTCAGAACTTAAAATTATGAAAAGTAATGCTGGATTTTATATAGGCAGAACTTGTTTTGATGCAGAAATGCAAATGACTGTTCCTTTTGACAGACAGTCTGGATATTTTTCGACTGATACTGAAGCTAGATGTCAAATGTTAAAAATGAAAGGTTTACTGTAATGAATGATGTTGCGATAGATATTTTGAATACTAATCTTAATTGTGAAGATTCTCGACAAATGGTTGATGCTCTTGAAATTCTTAAAGATGCAATTCAAAAAGATTATGATAGATGGAATGCTGTTGTCTTTCCAGAAAAAGAAGATGCTCGAACTTTAGATATCAAATTCAATTTTGGTAAAAAATATGTAAAAGTTGTTGTGAATAATGCAGCTTGGGGATTTGTTCTTCTTGAGGATGATACAAAGTTCAAAAGGGGAGACCTTTTAAAGTCTGCTGGTTGGTCAAAACCAGCAAGAAACTATGCACGTTTGAATATCATAGATCACATAGGAACAGTCTACTATGGTGTTGTTAAATGGGCTGGAATAGTGATTTAGGAGAAATGATTATGGAAAGAAATATTAGAGTTTTTTGTGACCAAGATGGAGTTCTTGCAGACTTTTCAAAAGGTGTTCAAGAAACAACAAAATTATTAAACAAAGCTTTAGAGGATATAGACCCTGCGTTTGGTGGGCCTGATGGATTGATATTGGGTTCTTCTGAAGAAGATTATAAAAAGTATGATGAGATAAAAGAAACACTTACAAAGTATAGTCTTTTTAGAAAACTTCCAAAAACTAAAATCTGTGATTCTTTAATGAGTACTCTCATGGAACTTGAGGGTCAAACAATCGAAACATTTGAAATACTGACTTCGGCAGGAAAGGTAAACAGAAACAGAGTTATCTTTGAAAAAAATCAATGGGCAAGACAAAACCTTGCGATTGCTATTCCTGTGACTTGTACTTTTTCTGGAAAACAGAAAGCAACATTTGTCGATCAAACTAAAAAAGAAACAAGTGTTCTTATTGATGATAGAAAAGAAAACTGTATTGAATGGTGGAGAGCTGGTGGAATTGCTCTTTTCGTAAATGACAAATCTTTTGAAGTTGTTGATGCGATAAAAGAATATCTCATTTGGTTGAAAAACATGGGAAATTGCAGACCTGATTGGACTTTAGGTGGAACTGTTGTGGACTTGACTGCTCCTGAGATCAAATACCTGTCAAATTCTGATGAGTATAAAGAATACTTTGATAAACACTTCAACGATCAAAAGGAAACATACTACAGAAGAAAAGATATGCTCGTAAGGGAATATATCAGGATTGATGGTGAAGATGTTCCTAGAGAAAGAGGAGCTAAATTTGAGAAGCCTGCTAATCCTGATATCTCAAAAAAGATTGTCTTTAAAACAGGGTTTATGAACAGTCCAGAAGCAGATGAGATCATAGACAGATTTAAACATAATCTTAGTAACTGTGAGAATTTAGGTGGCTTACAATTAGTGGAACAATAAAGTCATAAATAGGTCTATGAATTATATTGAAATAAGTGGTGGCTCATCAAAGCAAAGAGCATTAGTGAGAAATGCAATAGATTTTGCAATTGCAGAGATGATGCCACGATTTAAAACTTTAGATATATCTATTGATATTCTTCGAAAACTTGATGGTGGAGTTTTTGGATACTGTTGGCCCACAGGAGAAAGAAATACGTTTCAAATTGAATTAAAAAGAAGATGTTCTTCTCTTGATGAATTTTTAGAAACTATATTTCACGAAATGGTTCATGTAAAACAGTATGCAAAAAAAGAATTGCTAGAGACAAAAGATGGAACATTTTGGAAAGGTAGAAACTACACAAGACAAATGAATACATCTTCAAAAGCAAGAAATTATGATATCTATAATAAATTGCCATGGGAAATAGAAGCATATGAAATGCAAGATACTTTAACAAAAAAGTTTAAAGAAAGTAATGTCTAAAAACGTACACATGGAACATATTGAAGATATGATCTTCAACGAAGGAGTGAATGGCGCAAGAACTGCCATTAATTCACTTCGTAATCTTAGAGATATGCTATCAGGTAAATCTAAAAGTGCAATCAATACAACAGTCAAATGGGATGGAGCTCCTGCTATCTTTGCAGGAATAGACCCAGCCGATGGTAAGTTCTTTGTTGCAAAGAAGGGATTGTTTAATGTCAATCCTCAAATGTTTAAAAGTGTTGCAGATATCAAAAAGGATAGTAAACTTTCTGGAGAGTTAAAAACAAAATTCTCTATTGCTTTTACTGAGTTCTCAAAGTTAGGAATTAAGTCTGGCGTTTATCAGGGTGATTTAATGTTTACAAAAGGTGATGTTAAATCCGAAAAGATAGACGGAGAAAAATACTTTACCTTTGGGCCGAATACAATTGTTTATGCTGTTCCTGTAAAATCAAGACTTGGTTCTCAAGTAAATAAAGCTCGTATTGGTGTTGTTTGGCATACAACCTACACAGGAAAAAAGATTACTTCTATGAAGGGAAGTTTTGGAAAAAATATTTCAAGAAAGTTTAAGAGTATTCCGAGTGTATGGATGCAAGATGCCACATATTCAGATGTAACAGGAAATGCAACTTTCAATGCAAAAGAAACAGAGAAAGTTACAGGACTTCTTTCAGAAGCAGGAAAAATATTTCAGAGTGTGCCTGGCAATATGCTAAGAGTTATTGAAAACAATGAAGAATTAAAAGAAAAAATTAAAACACATAATAACACTTATGTAAGAGAGGGCGTACCTTTTCCAGATGTCGGTACTCATGTAAGTGGATTATATAAGTATATAACAAATTGGTATGATGATAAGATTTCTACTTTAAAGACTCCAAAAGGTCAGGACAAGTGGAAGAAACAAAAACAAGAAGTTTTAAAAAAATTATTTGTTGACCCTGAGTCTCTTAAAAACGTATATCGTCTTATGAATAAATTGATTGAAGCAAAATCAATGATTATTAATAAGATGAACAAAGCATCAAAGATTGGAACATTTTTAAAAACTAAAAATGGATTTAGAGCAACAACTCCAGAAGGGTTTGTTGCAATAGATAAACTGACAGGTGGTGCAGTTAAACTTGTAGATCGTTTAGAGTTTAGTCGTGCAAACTTTTCACCTGATGTGATTAAGGGCTGGGAAAAATGAAAAGTGCAATGGAAACAGGGTTTCAAAATTTTAGTCAATGGTTGGAGGAAGAACCTCCTAACACAAAGGCTGCAATGAGAAGATACAAAGCAGGAAAGGCTGGATTTACAGACATTGCACATTTAAAAGCAAAAGGTCTTATTAAACGTGCAGATGGTTCAAAAAGAAAGTCTGAAAAGTATAAATAGATCATAATTATTAACTCTTGTTAAGTCTAAGGAAAACACAAGAATGGCTACAGCAGTCGTTACATTCGGGAGAATGAATCCCATTACAGTCGGTCATGCAAAGTTGGTCGATAAAGTAAAATCGGTTTCAAAATCCGTAAGAGGAAAACCTCTTATCTATCTGTCTCATTCGCAAGACAACAAGAAAAATCCACTTTCATATAAAGACAAACTTAAATTCGCAAGAAGTGCTTTTGGCCCCTCTATACAAAAGTCAAAGGCAAGAACAATCATTGAGGTTCTCAAAGAGCTTGATGGTAAGTATGATGACATTGTGATTGTCGTGGGTTCTGATCGTGTAAAAGAGTTTGATACTCTTCTTAACAAGTACAATAAAAAAGAATATACCTTTAACAGTATCAAGACAGTTTCCGCAGGAGAGCGTGACCCTGATGCAGATGATGTATCTGGTATGAGTGCATCAAAACTAAGAGCTGCAATAAGTGTTGGAGACTATGACCTTTTTAAAAGAGGAACTCCAAAAACATTGACCGCAAAAGAAAAGAAATCAATGTACGATATTATTCGTAAAGTTCTTCCAATACAAGAAAACTTTTTTGAAGAAAATGAAGAAGATGAGATTGATCTGGATAAAGTGACGGATAAAGAAATTGAAGCTCTTCTCAAATCAATGGATGGAGATGACATTGACAAATCCGTTTCTGATGATGATCTTGAGGACATTACAGATGATGACGAAGATGATTTTGAAGAAGCAGTATTAAGTTTTGCACAAAGAAGAAAACGTGCATTACAAATGAAAAGACTTGCACCAAGAATAAAAGCAAAGAAAAAAATTGCAATGAGAAAAATGGCAAGTCGTGATAAACTAATGAAAAGATCACGAAAGGCTGCAATCACACTTCTTCGTAAAAAAATGGCTGGAAGAAAAGGTGAAAACTATGCAAATCTTCCAACAGGTGCAAAGATACAAATAGATCGAATGATTGAAAAGAAACGTGGAGCAGTTCAGAGGATTGCAAAGAAAATGTTTCCTAAGATAATGAAGAAAGAAAGAGAAAGATTGAAGTCTCTCAAAGCACCAAAGGAACAAGTTGAAGAACAAAGAGTTCGTCAGGATAAAGATGTAGAAGATAGAAAAGGAACACAGCCTGCAAAATATTATGCAGGAAAGATGGCAAAGTCCACAAAACAAGCAAGAGCAAGACACTTTGAAAAGGGTTCAAAGAAAGATGATGATGACCCTTCTGCATACAAACCAGCTCCAGGCGATAAAAGTGGTAAAACAAAACCATCAAAGTATACATTAAAATATAAACAGATGTTTGGTGAGGCACCAAGAATACCAAGAAAAAAAGGACAGCCTGCTGGTTCTGATAAACACTCTGATTTATACACAGATGAAAATCCAATAGGAACAATTAAAGGACTTAAATTTGCAACAGTAGAAGATGCAGAAAATAGTGTTAAAATTATTGAAAAGTCAAATCGGTCTCATGCACATAAGATACAAGCTGCAATTGCAATGGAGCAACGTGCAAAAGTCGCTGGTAAGAAATCAGCTGCAAATGTGTATCGTGCATATATCGAGAAAATGAAAAAGATTACTCAAAAAAGAAAACTAAATGCTGGTGCGTACATTTATACTCCATATGTTAAACCAGACCCACTTACAATGGGAGAGGATACCCAAATGAAAAATTTTAAAGATTTTGTAATTGAAAGAAAGATTGACCCAGCAGACATTGACCGCTCTGCAACAGCTGCTGATAAAGAGAAAGCAGACCAAAATATTATCATGCAACTTCGTAAGTCTGTTTCACTAAGAGGAAACAAGGAAATTGTATTTGATGATGGTAAAAAAGTAAAGGTGTCAGCAAGAGATGCTAAAGATGCTATTGATGCATTTAATAGTGCAAGAACATCTATTGATAAAGGAAAGATTATGAAAAAACTTTCCAAGTCACTAAATAGTTTTAAATCCGTTATCAAGTCTGAATATCATCACATGAAGAATGAGCAAGTGGAGGTTGATGAACTCTTTGAAAATTTTATCGTAGCGGAGAGAAAACTCTCTCCAAGTGAGCTCAAGCGTAGAGAGGAAATCGCAAAAGATTTACCTGATGACGAGTTCAAGAAAAGATATGGTGACGATTGGAAGTCTGTCAAGATTGCAACTGCCACCAAGATGGCAAAGAATGAAGAAAATAAAGGTAAAATCTTTCTTGAAAAGAAAATAGCAGGATTGGTAAAAAAGTCTGAAAAATCTAAAATACCTTATGGTATATTGAAGCAAGTATATAACAGAGGTATGGCTGCATGGAGAACAGGACACAGGCCAGGAACAACACCACAACAATGGGCATTTGCAAGAGTTAATAGTTTCATTACAGGTGGTAAAACAAGAACAACAGCAGATGCTGATTTATGGGCAAAGGTAAAAAGATGACCAAAGAATATAATAATTTAATGAACACAATAAAAGGTGTTACAAAAATTTCTCTTGGAGAAAAACACGTTATACCAGATGTTGATTTCTTTGCAGAAGATGGGCATACAGATGTCGCAAGTGCATTAAATGGAGTTAAAGTTGCACGAATGGCTTTGAACAAAATGGAAGTTGAATTAGGAAAACTTAATCCAGAAGATTCCCTTCCTTCATGGTGGACAAATAAAGTTGCAATTGCAATAGACAAACTTGATGGTATGTCTGATTATCTTTCAACACAAACAGAAGAAGTTGAACTTGATGAAATGAAAGAACCATTTGCAGTTATTGACACCGCTGATGGTAACAAAGTTGTGGGTACTGCATCTTCTGAGAAGGGTGCAAAGTCAATCATCACAAGTGCAGAACTGCCACCAATGAAGATCAAAGACAAAAAGACCTTGAAGATTGTCAAGACTCGTAAGAAACAAAGGATTGGTTCTCCTTTGCAAGAAGCAAAAGATTATGAAATAAAAAATGGTAAGGTTCATATATCAAAAGCAAACTTTCGTAAAGTTCATAAAGACTTTAAAAATTCCACAAAAGGTAAAGAGCGCATGGTGGCACTTGACCCCAAATCTGGTGCAACCAAATCCTATGAAGTTGTTTTTGAGGAAGTTGAGCTTGATGAAGATGCAAAGATGGCAAAACAGTCTGATGATAATCTCAAATCATTAATGAAGAAAATGCGTGATGCTGAGAAGAAAGACCCAAAGATGCCTTCTACTCAACACATGATTAAACGTATTAGTAAGGAAATGAAGAAAAGAGGTTTGAAAGAAGAGATTGAACTTGACGAAGCAAAATCTTCTACAGGTTACGAGTTATATCACAGAGACTTCTCATCTGCAATGAAACACGCATATGACTTTGCAAAGAAAAAGTATGGTATTACTATTGACAAAAAAGAGATTGATGATAAGGTTGCAACAGGCCCTAAGAAACCTTCTAAGGATAAGACAAACAAATATCGTCTATTGGGTACTGATGGAAAGAAAGCAGTCCAAATACAAGTGACTAATCTTGACGGAAAGAGATTTGAGTTAAATATGTATAAGGAAGAAGTTGAAGAAGAAGTGATACAAACTGATGAAGAAAAACATCTTGAAGAAATGGTTATTGCTTTCAATAAAGATTTAGAAGAAAGAAGAATCAATTCAATTGTTGAAAAATTAAAAACTAGAGAGTGGAAGAACTAAAAAAATAAGAGGGTAAAATGAAATCTTTTAAAGGATTTTCTGAGGAGAAAAAAGAGTGTCCATCTGCTACTCAAAGTGTTGAAATAAATACTAAGAATAGAGATGCGACAACAAAGAAATACGGATATGGGCCACTCAATGTTGATGAGCCTGGTGATTATTGGGAGAAGGTAGCAAAGAAGTGGAACACAAGTGTTGAGGCTGCAAAGAAGTCTCTATGTGCAAACTGTGTTGCATTTGATATCTCACCAAGAATGAAAGAGTGTATGCCAGGCGATACATCTGATAAAGATGGAGAACTTGGTTATTGTTGGATGCATCACTTTAAGTGTCACTCTGCAAGGTCATGTCACACATGGGCAAAGGGTGGGCCGATTACAAGTAACAAAGTGTCTAATGATTGGCAAGATAGAGCAAAAGGTGCGTAGTGAAAAGTTTTAGATATCTTACAGAAGGTGCTATAAAAGCTGAAGATTATGAAGCTGCAATTGTCATGGGATTTTATAATCTAACAAAAAGACCTATTACTTCTAATCCAGAAAAATACGGTATAAGTCAAAAAGTATTTGATAATATTAATTCAAATCCAGCTGCATTAGAAGCTGGAAACAAAATTGCAAAATATGTTCTTAAAACATACCCTTCTTTGAAGAAATCAAATGCAGAACAATATGGTCGTGCAAAAGCATCTCTTACAAAGTTCTGGAAGTCTTATGGTGCAAGTGATATAACTCCAAAGACAGATGTTCTTATTGGTGATAAAAGATTTTCTGTAAAGATTGGATTGGCACAACTTATGTCTGGAGGAAAGGCAGAATCAACTGCAACTTTTGAAGCTGCTGTTAAAAATTCATCAAAGTCTTTAAAAAGAACAAAACAGTATACAAAAGTTGTTGGTGTTCTTGAGGGATTTGTGACAAGCACTCTTGCCCCTAGTCAATTAAGACCCATTATTAAAGCAGGAAAAAATAAAATTGTCAATAAAGCTGAAGCTGCACACAAAAATGCTATGGTTGAATTAGGTGCATTATTTGATAAAAGTGAGCAATTTAAAATAGAGTTTGCAAGAGAGGCCATGTCTGGTTTTGAAAAATTTGGAAAAGGAAGTAATGCAGCTGCTGAACTTATGCTAGTATCAACTTCTGATGGAGGAAAAACAGTTATACATAGTGTAAATGATGATGATTATTGTACTAAGATTGCAAATGCTATGAGACTTCAAGCTAGATTTAAAACTTCTTCAAGAAAGATTAAAGGCGAAAAAACAGGTGAATATAATTTTTG